ACCAGGACAAACTTCTACACCAAAATGTGGAAGCTCTAAAATGGCAGCAAACCTATCAGATGAAGAAGAGGAAAGAGCATTTAGAAGAAAAAATAGAAAAGATCCCAATCAACCAAAAAAGTCAGGTGCAGCAAAACCAACTAATGTTGCGACAGAAGAGACTATTATAGAGAAAAAAGACGCTTGCTATAATAAAGTCAAGTCTCGTTATAGAGTATGGCCAAGTGCTTATGCATCTGGTGCTTTAGTTAAGTGCCGTAAAGTTGGTGCTAAAAATTGGGGAAATAAAACAGAATCTTTAAATTATGATTGGGATACCCCTATTCGTGAAAGACCAGATAGATATTGCCCAAAATGTGAAAGATTGGAATTGAGAACTGAATGTGAATTTGGAGCAAGATATTGGGATATGTTTTCATTACCAGCGGAATTGATCGCGTCAAAAAAAGAATATAATATAATTATGCCATATGCAGGAAATGTAAAAGAAAAATATGAGTTCTCAAATTGGAGAGAAGATTTTTCTCCAGTTGAATATGAATTTACGGATATAATTGCTGCAGATCCTATAAAGACATTAAAAAATCCACTTATACAAGAAGATATTGCATCTTTAAATTCTCGTGGAGCAACATATCTTGTCTTTTTATTATGGAGAGGACAAAATATATCAGTTCAAATGTTTTTCCCTCAAATAAAAAGACCAACAAAGAATGATGTAGAATTTGAAATTAAAAAAATATATCCTTTAGCGAAAGTATTAAAATTTGAACCGATTAAAATTGATACCTCAAAAGCATTGATATTTGCAGGAGTACAAAAATGAACCCAGACAAAATTGAATTAGATAGTTTAAATAAAAATTTTGAATATGAAAGAATCTCTAGAGAAATAGATTCTTGCGAAAATATTGAACAGGTAAAAAATATAGCTAAATCATACGTAAAATTACACTTAAAATTTCAAGAGACGATAACTAATTTAAATTTTAACAATTTATGATTGATAAACATTATAAGGGCAATCCAAACCTAAAAGCAGAGAATGTCCAAATTGAATTTACTACAGACCAAGTAAAGGAATATCTTCTTTGTAAAGAGGATCCTGTATATTTTGCAATGAATTACGTAAAAATTGTATCTCTCGATGAGGGATTAGTTCCATTTGAGATGTATGATTTCCAAAAGGAATTAATTTTAAATTTTCACAATAACCGATTCAATATTGCAAAACTTCCTAGACAGACAGGAAAATCTACTACTGTAGTTTCGTATCTTCTTCATTATGCTTTGTTTAATGATAACATAAGAATTGCAATTCTTGCAAACAAAGCAGAGACTGCTAGAGAACTTTTGGGCAGATTGCAACTGTCTTATGAAAATTTACCAAAGTGGCTGCAACAGGGTGTTGGTTCTTGGAATAAAGGTTCACTTGAACTTGAAAATGGCAGTAAAATTGTAGCAGCATCTACTTCATCATCTGCTGTTCGAGGAAATTCTTTCAACATCATCTTCTTGGACGAATTTGCGTTCATCCCAAATCACATTGCAGAACAGTTTTTCAGTTCTGTATATCCCACCATTTCATCTGGTAAATCTACCAAAGTTATTATCATCTCAACTCCAAACGGGATGAATATGTTCTACAAACTCTGGCACGATGCCGAGAGGGGAAAGAATGGTTATATTCCCCTGGAAGTTCATTGGTCAGCAGTTCCAGGACGTGATGTTGAGTGGAAAAGACAAACTATAGCAAATACTTCAGAGAGGCAATTTACACAAGAGTTTGAGTGCGAATTTTTAGGATCAGTAGATACCTTAATTACACCAGCAAAATTAAGGACTATGGTATATGATGATCCTTTAGAAAAAAGTAAGGGATTGGATGTATACGAAAAACCCCTAAAAGATCACAGTTACTTGATGACTGTCGATGTATCAAGAGGGACTAGTAATGACTATTCAGCATTTGTTGTTTTTGATATTACAACAATACCTTATAAAGTAGTAGCAAAATATAAAAATAATGAAATAAAGCCAATGCTTTTTCCAAATATTATAAATGATGTGGCAAAAGCTTATAATAAATCATTTGTTTTAGTCGAAGTTAATGATATTGGTGAGCAAGTTTCTAGTATTTTACATTTTGATTTGGAATACGATAATATTCTTATGTGTTCTATGCGAGGAAGAGCAGGGCAATTAGTAGGACAAGGATTTTCTGGAAAAAAATCACAGCTTGGCGTAAAAATGTCCAGAACTGTAAAGAAGATTGGTTGTTCAAATTTAAAAGCAATAATAGAAGATGATAAATTAATAGTAAATGATTATGATATTATCAGCGAATTAACTACTTTTATTCAAAGAAATCAATCTTTTGAAGCGGAGGATGGATGTACAGATGACCTTGCAATGTGTCTGGTTATATTTTCTTGGCTAGTGGTTCAAGACTATTTCCGAGAAATGACAGATAATGATGTTAGGAAAAGAATTTACGAAGAACAAAAAGATCAAATTGAACAGGATATGTCACCATTTGGATTTATATCTACTGGTTTAGACGAAGAAACTACTTTTGTTGATGCCGATGGCGATAGATGGTTTACTGATGAATATGGAGATGTTTCATATATGTGGGAATATAAGTAGTTTAATAGCATTAGTAATTTATAAATACTTCTAGGAAAATGAACTTCTTTAAGAGAGGAATCAAATGGCGTTAAATTTAGTATCACCTGGAGTTAAGGTTAGAGAAGTAGACTTGACCAATGGAAGAATCGATACATCATCCCAACAAGTTGGCGCTATAGTAGGACCTTTTGAAAAAGGTCCTATTGGAGAACCAATTTTAATTGAATCTGAAAAAGATTTAATTGAAGTTTTTGGAAAACCAAGAACAGAGAATGGACAAAGAGAATATTGGATGAGTGCTTCTCAATATCTTTCCTATGGTGGTGTTCTAAGAGTAGTAAGAGTTGGTCAATCAGAGACACAGCAAACATTAAATTGTGCCAACGCTGGCGTTTCAGTAGCATCAACTATTGTTAGAATTAATAATTATGAAGATTATGTGAACAATCACGCTTCAGATACTACTTGGCACTATTCCTCCAGAAATTCCGGATCTTGGGCAAATAATCTAAAAGTTTGTACAATTGATGCCTTTGCCGATCAAATAATTACTGGAATAACTACTACTGCATCTTCCGTAACTGGATTTACAACATCAACCACAAAAACATCCGTAGTAGTTGGTGTAAATACTACATTATTTACAGGCATATCAACTACTGGACTTGCAGTTGGACAGTATATTAATCAAGTAGGTGGAATTATTGGTGCTGCTACAAGTATTTCTCAAATAACAGGAGAAGATGGTGGTACTGTTACCATATCATATCCTACTTTAAACTCCACTCAAGTTACTTTAGATCTTGTCTTTGGTACTTTAACAACAACACAGACTGGACCAGCAATTCAAGTTGGATATGCTGTAACTCAAGCTTTAAATAAAACTTCTGTTAGTGGAACCAAAGTAATTACTTACACTGGATTCTTAAGAGGTATTATTACAGGAATTGGACGTAGTGAAGTTTATGTTAAAGTAACTGATCGTGTTGACAAAGCAGGGGTTTCATATCCAGTATCATATAAAAATCCTGGAAATGCAGGCTCAAACGCAGATGCGTTTTCTTTTGATGCTACAGGAAGATTAGAACCAGTATACATTAGTGCCAGTAATGGAAGTGCCATTACATCTACTCCAGATATGGAAGTTGTCACTATTACTGATTGGTATGATCAACAAACTCTTGGTCTTGAAAATTCAACAGTTTATTGGAAAAATATTGCACCAAAACCTGGCACAACAGAATATGCCGCCAATAGAAACGGAAAAAATGATGAAATTCATGTAGTTGTTGTTGATGATACTGGAGCAATAACTGGAATCAATGGGAACATAATTGAGAAATTTGCAAACTTATCCAAAGCTTTGGATGGAAAAATATCTCCTGCTGAACAAATTTATTATAAAGATTATATTTCACGCAATTCTCAATATATTTTTGCAGGAGCAGCTCCATCTGGATCAGCGTCAGGTTTAACCGCAGTTTCTGGATCAACTACATCATTTACTCCATCTAGCGGTTCTTGGGGGGTAAATGCTCAAGGAGTAACATTTAATTGTTCTGGAGCATCAGTATATTCTCTGACAGGAGGAACTGATTACAACAATGCAATTAATAATTTCTCCCTAACAGTTGGAGAAGTTATTAATGCACATGTAGCTTTCAATAATCCAGCAGAATATAAAATTGATTATTTGATTTCTGGTCCTTCTTCTGGAGCAAATATTTATGAAGCTCAAGCAAAAGCAAATGCAATTATTGCAATTGTGGAGGAAAGAAAAGATTGTATCGCAGTAATTTCTCCATACAAACCAGATATTGTCAATGTTACAAACACTGATACACAAACTAATAACATTATTAGATTTTTCGACTCATTGACATCAAGTTCTTATGCCATATTTGATAGTGGATACAAGTATACTTACGATAGATTTAATAATGATTTTATATATTTACCTTGCAATCCAGATATTGCTGGATTGATGGCTAGAACTTCCGAAAGATCATATCCTTGGTACTCTCCCGCTGGTTCTTCAAGGGGGTCTCTCAATAACGTAGTTAAACTAGCATATAATCCATCTCAAGCACAAAGAGATGAACTATATTCAAGGAGAATTAATCCAATTATTGCTTCTCCTGGAGCAGGATTCATCCTATTTGGCGATAAGACTGCTCTTGGATTTGCTTCTGCATTTGATAGAATTAACGTTCGTCGTCTATTCTTAACTGTAGAAAGAGCAATTGAAAGTGCTGCAAGAGCACAGTTATTTGAATTTAATGATCTTATTACCAGAACAAACTTTGTAAATATAGTTGAACCATATCTTCGTGACATAAAAGCGAAGAGGGGTATTACAGAGTTTATAGTAATTTGTGATGAAACTAATAATACTCCAGATGTAATTGATTCCAATCAATTAAGAGCGGATATCTTTATTAAACCTGCAAGATCAATTAACTTCATTGGATTAACTTTTGTTGCCACCAGAACTGGTGTCTCATTTGAAGAAGTTGTGGGTACAGTTTAATTAATTTAAAGGAGACTAACAACAATGGCATTAGACATACCAAACTATTCAGAAAGAACTATTAGCGAGTTTAAAGGCAAATTACTCGGTGGTGGCGCAAGACCAAATTTATTTGAATGTGAACTACATTTTCCATCAGGATTAACAGATATCACAACAGACGATGACTTTAGATTTATGATTAAAGCTGCATCCCTACCTGCATCAAATATTAATGTTATTGATATCCCGTTTAGAGGGAGAAATTTAAAGATTGCTGGTGATAGAACATTTGATCCATGGACAATTACAGTTATTAATGACACCAACTTTAAGATCCGCAATGCATTTGAAAAGTGGATGAACTATATTAATCGCCATGAAGATAATGCAGGTGTCATTTCGCCAAATACTTATCAGACGGAAATGTATGTTTATCAACTAGGAAGAGGAACTGCAAGCGCAACTGCAGTTCCTGCCAGTGGAGATACTATACCTGTTCATAAAGGATATAAATTCTTTGGGTGTTTTCCAACATCTATTAGTGCTATTGATCTTTCTTATGACATTCCAGATGCGATTGAAGAGTTTACAGTAGACCTTCAAGTTCAATGGTGGGATGCTTTGGATAGTACAGGATCTAGCATACTTGGAACAAGTGCGACTAAATAGTAAAATAAACTTTACTATTAACTGATGGCTAAATTATTTGGTTTTAAATTTGATGAATCTGGGGAGAAGCAGTCCAAG